ATGGGAGAACCCATTTTTCCCAAGTCCAAAGAGGACTCTGTTTGGCGAGGTCAGTATAAATCGCTCAAAGAATACTACGAATGTGAATATGACCCAAAGTATTTTTCTTTCGACAAGTACCAATTGGAAATCGACCCCGACGAGCCGAAGGAACATGCCGATACTTATGACGAGATACGACGCCAGAAAGAAATTATCAAGTGTTGTAATAGCTTTGCGTACTTTTGCCACAAATATGTAAAGATTCTACACCCGATGAAGGGGTTGATTCCTTTTATTTTGTACAAGTACCAGCACAAAGTTATCAATGACTACAACAACCACAGATTTAACATAATTAGCAAGTTCCGTCAAGGTGGATTGACCACCGTAACTCTTTTGTGGGGTCTATGGCGGTGTTTGTTCCAGCTAGACCAGCAGATCATGTTGCTTTCCAAGGCTGATAAAGAAGCTACGGATATTGGCATGATTATTGACCGTGCCGTGGAACACTTACCGGCATGGTTGGCACCCGATAAAAAGGCTGGTAAATGGAATGACCACTTGAAAATGTTTACCGAAACTGGTTCAGCAATTAAGTTCCACTCCCCGGTTTCTGCCCGTGGTAAAGCCGTTACATTTTTGATCGTTGACGAAGCGGCCTTTATTCCAGACATGGAAACTCATTGGAAAGCTATGTGGCCAGTACTTTCTACTGGTGGTTCTTGTACGCTTATTTCCACGGTTAATGGTATCGGCAACTGGTATCATCAAGTTTACGTTGAAGCAAAAGAAAGTCTCAATAGGTTTCACATCATTGATTTGGATTATTGGGAACACCCAGATTACAACAATACCGATTGGGTTGCGGAACAAAAAGCCCAGCTTGGCGAAAAGGGCTTCTTGCAGGAAGTTTTGCGTGAGTTCCTTGGTACAGGCGATACTTATTTCTCGACCAAGATTATTCGTCAACTTATGGAGCAAACGCTCAACAACAATCCCAGCCGTAAATTATTCCCAAAATGGGCCAACAAAACAGGTTTTGTTTCACATATCGAAAAGGATGACAACCGGGGTGCGTTGTGGATGTGGAAGGAACCCGTTGACGGTCATGAGTATGTCATCGGTGCGGACTGTGCCGAAGGTCAGGGCGAAAATAACGACAATAGCGCATTCCAGATCATTGATACTGCCACGCTAGAACAGGTTGCCGAATTCTATTCAAATACTGTCGAGCCACACGTTTTTGCCCAAATTTTGAATGAGCTTGGCGTTTATTACAATAATGCAATTGTGGCCGTAGAAAATATGGGTCCGGGCGGTGCCGTCCTGAGCAATTTACAACATACGTTGTTCTACGAAAATTTATATTACGAAGACACGAAAGGCAAATCAACGAAGCCGGGCATTAAGATAAATCAAACGAATAGACCTATTTTCTTGGAATCCTTGCAAAATAGATTGACCAACGAAACTATCCGAGTCAACAGCATTCGATTTACTAATGAATTAGGTACGTTTGAATACAATCCAATCACAAAGAAGGCGCAAGCCCAAAAGGGTAAACACGATGATTCCATCATGGCTATGTGCATAGCCCTGTTGGTTCGTGATTCTATGCTTCGAGATATACCTATCGGGGCCGAAATTCCAAAAGAAATTTTGTCGAGCGTCAAAACTCAAGTATATGAAGAGATTAAGCGAGAATTGCTGGAAGGAAAGCCAGAGGATTTGCTTGCCGAAGATGAAGATGTAGACCTTCTTGGCGTAGATAAAGAAACAATACTTCCGGGTGTTGTCTTTGACACAAGAAGAAGAGGAGACAAATTGCTCAGAGAATTTGGATGGGCTATAATTCCTCCTATCTTGTTTTTAGAAAACAACTTATGTCAAATTTTAGAATCATTTACTAATTGAATCTCTATCTGATTTTTACTTTTCAGAAAAAAGGAATGAAATGTCATTTGCGAACTTCGTAGAAAAGAAAACTAGCTATAAGCCTCCGGGTTTATCTCTGGATAATTACAAAGAAAAGTTGTCTGAGCATGTATTTTCTTTGCAAAAAACTGGAGGCTTATCTAGACACTTTCTAAATCTTCCGAAAATTGAACGCTTGTTGCATGAAATCAATTACCCAGACAAGGAGAGATTTCTTGTTTCTATTACTACTGGGAATACCACTAAAATTCGCAAAATATCCTTGGAGTTCAATGATTGGTCCAAACAGCGTACTTCCAAAAGCATTAATGAATTACAAAATTATTTGGCGAGATTGAAATCCTTCCTTTATTTTGACAAAGAGTTGGGGATAGACGATGCCAAATCAATAATTGAATCTAAACTGAAAGAGACGGAATTTGAGGCCAAGGCTGTGTTGCAAAACATAGATTCCATAATCAGATTATCTGATTGGGGACACATGGATATTGTCGTGGAACCAATATTTGAAGGTTCCGGCGATCTGGTAGCAGACGAATTTAAAGTCTGCGTAGGCGACAACCATTTTGTTTATGCAAAGACCACGACTGGACATGAGATTAAAAATTTGGAAATAAATGAATCGCAGGTTATTGAATCTCAAAAGCTACTTTGGTTGCAAAATAAAATGAATAAAGGGGTCTTTAAGGAATTCGTAAAGTTGTATTTTCTTCAACCAAAGAAAAAGAGAGCTATTTTTGAACAAATGAAAAAAGATTTAGCTCTAGGGCGACCTGTATCTTTCCCTGCCCACATCACTCTTTACGAAAATAGACCGGAAGCTGATGAAAAAGAAGATTTATGGAAAGTTAAAATGGAAAGAAAATATTTGGCTGAGAACTCAAATAACTACGAAGTTTTGGGGGACGATGTTCCATTCCGCTGGCTAGAAATGGTAGGCAATGATGAAAAATAACACAAATGAATCCAAAGAATATCTGGTCAACGCTATAAAGAATTTACCAAACGATTTCGCCCTAAGTGACGTGCGATTTCACCTTAAAACCGCTTTGAGCAAACTTGAATCGGTGGAAGCCAAACGTGCCAATCGAGAAGCACAACAAACAACCGGCAATAATTGGGTCATGGTCAATAACGAATTGATGCATCCAGAGATTGCCAAGAAAGTAATTTCTCAATTGGATGCCATGATAGGTGCCGAAAAGTTGCGACTCGAAGAATACCGAAAAAAGAAAGAACCTAAAGATGGAGACGAAGATATTCAGGCACTTTTTGGTTGAAAGCGGCAAAATAAAGAGAGATTATTCTTCTGTCCAACTTAATGTGCCAGATAGACTTGCTGATGAAATTATTTCTTGGGGATATGACAACATACCTGAGAAATATGTGTTTTCTAATCCAGACAGGCCGTCGTTCGGTCGTGAAGACAACATTCACATAACCGTACTTTACGGGATTTTAGACAGATATAAAACAATTGTTGTTGATTTGTTGAAAAATATCAAACCATTCACAGTGCGGCTTGGCAAAATGTCTTTATTTTCTAACGACGTATTTGATGTTTTGAAAATAGATGTTGATAGTCCCGATCTACATTACATCAATTCCATCTTAACTAAGAACTTAGATGTTGTCCAGACATACCCAAAATATATCCCGCATGTGACAATAGCCTATTTAAACAAAAACAAAGGCGGAACATACAAAGGGCTTGAAGAATTTAATGGTGAAAAATTCCAAATAAATAACCTGATATTCTCTTCTAAAGATGGCACGAAACACGAAATTAAATTAGGAGCAAGCAATGCGTAAAGATTGGAATGGCATAATGAAGGTTTTGGAAATAGAACAAGTCCGCAATGGTAAGGTTCTTTGGTCCAAGAAAAACCTCTACAATACTCTCCATGCAGAAGGCGAAGCGTATTTCTTAAAGGCGCTTTTCAGAAACCCCGGCGACGGAAGCATACCTCCCCAATTTTACTACTTAGGATTGGATGCTAGAATCTCATTAGATATTTCTGATACAATGACTTCTCTTTTGGATGAACCTAATTCAAATGGTTATTTCAGACAAGCCGTAAGTTCTAAGCCAGATCAACCTACCGGATGGTATATTACTGCCAATGAAGGATACAGCAAAGCTCTTGGTTCAATTGTGACCTTTAGTGCTGCCGGTGGTTCTTGGGGGCCAGTATCGACGTTGTTCTTGACAACTCAGAATAATAACGATGGAGTTTTAATATCAAGTGTTTCGCTATCCGAAGAAGCCTACCTAGATAGCGGCGATGCTATCAATGTTAAAATGGCTATGACTTTGAGGGATTGTCCACTTCCATAAATCTCGTTATTAAGCGGCTAATGTTTTAAGCATCATTTCATATGGCACAATTTGAATGTAATGTATTATGTCATAATAAATCGGCTTATGAACCTTGTTGAATTCTCTGTAAAATAGGCATTCTGCCCCGCCGTCATCTGCATCAAGAAGTTTTTTCTCCGAATTTTGGCCATCTATTATTTTTGGCAAATTTAGCTGAAAGCCCGTTTTGGTGGCAATAATCGGCGTATTTTTCCCATCGTTGGTAACAATATATTTACAGAATATCTCTTTCGCTGGCTCGGAGGTATTTCCTTTAAAGAACCAGACCGGCACTGATATTCCCAAAATTTCTATCGGTTCACCATTGGTGACTTTGTATCTCTCTTCTCTGGTTAGAAAAATATTGTGACTAATTGTAAGAGTTAACATGGGATGGAACCTATATAGTTTATATCAAAAGATTGGACCATGAAAATATATTTTGACTAATTGTAAGAGTTAACATGGGATGGAACCTATATAGATTATATATTAAAGGAGTGGTCGTGAAAAGATTTCTACCAGCCCTGTCCTTAATTCTATGTCTGGGTTTTTTGGGAGTTCAAGATAAATCTCCAGACCGCCTATCGCCGCCAATCGAGCGTATTCACTCATTCGATAATATGCCTCTTGTTAAGGGAAGCCGGACTTTACACAAGTCAAGCGAACCTCCTATTGAACAAAGAGGAGAGGCTTATAGAAAGTGGCTGTCGTCCTCTGTCAAGATTTCAGTATCTAACGCTTCAGGCTCAGGCACAATCGTTTATTACAACTCTTCCTCTAACACAGCATATGTAGCAACTTGCGGCCATTTATGGGATGAAGGAATAATGTCGGCTGAAGAAGGCAAGCTTCGTAATTTAACTTGTAAGATTGTCATATGGTATCAAAACGAGAAAAAACTCAAATCTACCAAGGTTTATAACGCCAAAGTAATCTTTTACAGCAATGTTAGTGGTGCCGACTCAGCTTTAGTCACATTCCAGCCTGATTGGGTTCCAACTTATTTTCCAATTGCCCCTAAAAACTACAAATATAAAAACGGCCAACGTGTACACTCTTGCGGTTGTGACGGCGGAAGAGAAGTGGCTCATTATGATGTTGAAATCATTGGTATCCAAAATAACGATTTAATTACCTTCAGAAACAGCCCTCGTCCGGGTCGTTCTGGCGGCGGTTTAATGGACGATCAATATTACATCGCCACATGCTGGGGCACTGAAAGTTATAGCGGCACCGGCAAAGGATATTTTACGCCTTTAAGTGCTATTCACAGAGTATTCTCGAAAAACGGCTACAATTTTTTGCTGAATATTCCTCCGGGTGGTTCCGCCGCTAGAGAATTGCCTATTGTTGACCGTAATGGCTCTCAAGGCACTTACTCAGAGGAATATATTCTTTTACCCGGTCGTTAAACAATGATCGATCATGTCAATGAATAAAAAGGACAAATTTTTCGCCATTCGCATTTTCTACATTGATCCCCCACTCTGCCGTGGGCCTCATCTGGATGCATGTCCTTTATTGTTTTATACGAGCCAACTAGTTCTTGTTCCGCTGTTTCTAAAGACTCTTCCGTAAACTTCGTGGGCACAAGTTCTGGTCCCTCGACATAATATAAAGCCGCCCGTATATACTCGGCCTTCACGTTGAATAATTTTTGTAAAACTCTAGCATAAGATCGCAATTGCAAATCTTTTCGGATCGTGTTAGAGTTCTTGCGGAAAAATCCTTTCTTTGTGGTTTTATAATCCAGAATGAAATATTTTCCGTTCCGAATAATTAGTCGGTCGATCACGCCTTTTACGAGACAGTTATTCGGCGGGTCGAAATCGTGAACGAATTCGTATTCCAATTCGCCATCGTAACCAATACGGTCACTTAACGCCTTGATATTTTTCAAGTGCTGGGGGAATTTGTTTTTGTAGGCATCGGGCAGTGGTGACGAGGGCTTGTTGAATTCCAGCAGAATCTTCCCGCCCAAAACATCGTTGGCAATCAGAGCAATATCTTTTTTGCCTTGTTCCTTGACATAATATTCTGCGACTTTGTGGACTATTTTTCCATAAATGAGGTAGTCCGGGGTAGGTTCAAATGTTACAATCTTCTGATGGTATTTGTAATTGTATTTCGCAGGGCACTCGTCAAAAGTTTGCTTTCTTGAAACTGAAATGTGTTCTATATTCATGATTTCCTCCGGTTCATTTATTCTAAGGTAAATAAGTCGTCATGGCAATCAATTTTGAAAGATTCAAAGAATGGGCTGAGCGGAAATTTGGCGAGGTTGTCGTCAAAAATAAAGAAATCCGTATCAACTCTGTTTTTGAACCTGATGACGATAATTTTCACCTTTGGTGTTCTCCGTCTGGCGGCAAAAAGAAAAGAAAACTCGGTGTATTCCATTGTTTTAAGACCGACAAAAAAGGCAGTTTGGTCAGACTCGTCCAACTTGTAGAAAAGTGCGACCGAGATACAGCTTTATCTATTCTGACCGGCCAAAGTACCATCTCGGACCTCGAACGCCGACTCGAAGAATATTTTGCTGAACAGGACGGAATAAAAGCGGAACCACCAAAACCCGACCTGCAATTGCCAAGTGGTAGTTTACTTATATCCAACTTGCCACTCAATAACTGGTGGAGAAAAAAAGCGGAAGAATATTTGCAGGGACGGCACATCCCCATCGACGGATATTACGTTTGCACGGAAGCTCCGTACAAAGCCAGAATAATTATCCCTTACTACGATCAAACTGGAAAATTGATTTATTGGAATGGGCGACACATCAGCGATAAGGCCAAACTGCGTTATTTGGGTCCACCCAAAGAAGTTGGTGTGGGCAAAGAAGATGTAATTTACATGGCTGGCCCGTGGCCACCAGAAGATTTCTACCTATATCTATGCGAAGGCGAATTTAACGCCAAAAGCCTTTTCTTATCTGAATTAAACGCAGCGGCGTGTGGCGGGAAAAACATAGGTGAAAAACAAGTTACTATATTATCTAGGTACAAGATTGTCTTGTGCTTAGACCGTGATAAGGCCGGTAAAAGTGGCACAAAGAGAATGACAGAAATTTATAATTCTTTATCTCTCAAAATAGCTACTGGTACCAATTTACTTTATGTGCGACCCGCCAACGGGTTCAAGGATTGGAACGAAATGTTCGTTTCTCTCGGCCCCGCAGTTCTGCACAGTTATGTTTTGCGGTCGCAAAAACCAATTACCCATAATTCCCCGTATGGAACGGGAGCGGATATTTTCTTATGAAACTCACTACGATTAAGAAGTTGCAAGACAGGTTTGTTGGCAAGGTCTGCACAATACTTACTTCTCCAATTCCCAAACAAAACTTTTCCGACACGCAGTTCTCGGATTTTTTTACCTGCGTTATTGACTCTCTCGATGAAGATGGGATTTTTGCAACTCACCCAACAACCGGGTGTAAAAACTTTTATAACCTGACCAATGTATTGGGCATTGTTGAAGAGCAAGTCTTCTATGAAGATAACCCAGAACACGCAGCAATAATTGCCAAGGTTCGTGATCTTCCAAAAACACCTAAGCCGAACCCCAATGATTTTGCAAATATTGATTTGATGGCAAAACTAGCCCAAAAGCAGGATAGTTCCAATTAGGGGATAAGAAATTTATCCTATTTGGTGGTATTGAATTTCTTTTTATCACTATATTAAAATGTTGTGGGTGCAGACTCTGGATGCACCACTTATACTCTGTAGTTCTGCGACAAGGAATCAAAAATGAAATATGTCCCTTTTCTTAAATGGTGGCTTTTTTTTACGGTGATATGTGTCGCCGCAATATTTGTTCAATACGCTGGCTTTTATGCCGTACTTTGGAAAAAGGACAGTAGTTATTTAAGCTGGGCAATTCTTGGCATTTTTGTTTTTTTCTCCCTTCTTTGTGGGGGTTACATACTTCGTGTGTGTGCGTCACCACCCAAAGATAAAGCATCTTTTGAAGACTATCTGCGTCAGGAAGAAGTGGGCTGGTTCTTTAGTGAATTCTGTTTGACTCTAGGCATGATTGGAACGATTGTCGGATTCATATTCATGCTTTCAGGGTTTGAAGGCATTGATATGAACAAGCCGCAAACCGTTCAATCACTATTGTCTGATCTTGGCAAGAGCATGTCTACGGCCCTGTACACCACTTTGGTAGGTCTTGTCTGCGGTGTTTTGCTGAAAATACAATACTTCATTTTGAGTTTGGAGCTTCAAAGAATTGGTAAACCAAAGAAGAATACTTTGGTTTCTTCTCCATCCCTCATTTCGGAAAATCCGCAAAAAACAGAGGCTGAGATTTTCAAGGGAACTCTTTTGAGCGAAGAAAAAGAATTGGCGATCCTTGCAGAAGAAGTGGCCCTGAAAGCATTATATTCGGAATCCGAAAATTCACAGGTGAAAAATGAGAACTAGGAGTTATAGCTGTAATACGTCTTTCTTGGACTTGCTTTTTAATACGTTAATTGCTTTTACCGCTCTCTTCGTTTTGGCTTTCGCCCTGATGAACCAAAACAAGAAAACGCCGGACGTAAAAGGTGCGTATATCATCACCGTCACTTGGGGTGAAGAATTTGACGATGATGTTGACACATACGTTTTGGCCCCCGATAACAAATTGGTGTTTTTCCAAAGACGTGAAGACGGCCTAATGCACTTAGACCGAGACGATCTTGGTAAAAGAAATGACATAGTGAATACTCAATTCGGAAGAATTGAATACAAAGAAAATCGAGAAATAGTTACTTTGAGAGGCACATCACGGGGAGAATACGTCGTTAACGTCCATCTGTATAGAAGGAATGACCCGGCAAACTTAAAGCCTATCGAAGTCACAATTCAACTCGACAAAATATCTCCTGCCTATACCCCTATTGTTCAAAATAAAGTAATCCTTGTGAATAACGGGGAAGAAAAGACGGGATTCAGATTTGTGGTTAATGACAAAGGCGAAGTCACATCGACTTCCTTCTATTATAAGCCTTTGGCTAATGCCGCTCAGGGGCAAAACCTCCCTGTCGATCCCGATTTGGGGAACGGTAATCCCGAAAATCCCATAAATTTCGATCCAAATATTCCACCAGAGGATGAGTAACAATGGACTTTAATGCTATCGGTATTCCTATTGCCTTCATTTTGCTCGCAGCAATTGGCTTGTGGCTACTAATCTTTGCAAAAGGTTGGTGGGTTCTTAAAATTATCTTCACGAGCCTTTGTATTTACTTTAGTCTTGCGGTATGGTTGTCGCTTAGTCAACTTAGCGGCTGGCCCAGCAATTCCGAGATGCCTGAAATATTTTTAATCAATGGGATCGCTGTTCAAGAACCCTCGTTGACTGACTCAAGAGACAAAGGAAATATTTACATTTGGACTACAGAGTTGGACAATGATTTCAGGGCCAAGAAAACAGAAGTTTCTTCTTGGTTATCGCCTTTTGTTTCCAAGAAGCGTCCCTCAGAACCCAGAGCTTATCGTTTGCCTTACTCAGAGAAAATGAAAGAACAATTGGCTCAGGTTTCAAAAATGATGAAAGCTGGAAAGCCCGTTGTTGGCCAACGCAATAATTTAAGTGGCGAAGGCGATGGTGAGGATAACGGCAAAGGCAAAGGCAAAGGCAAAGGCAAAGGCAAAGGCAAAGGCAAAGGCAAAGAAGGCAACAGCAATGGCGGCTCAATGAGTCAGGAACAAGATTTTATGTTCTATGAGTTGCCCCCTCCAAAGTTCCCAGACAAATAAGGAAGCAATATGAAGCATATTGGTTTAGATTTGGTTCGTGTCACAGAAGGTGCTGCTATTGCCGCTTCTGCTTGGGTAGGAAGCGGCAATAAGCTCTTGGCCGATAGAGATGCCACTGATTCTATGCGAAGACGCCTAAACAACATGGATTTCAAAGGTGTAATCCGTATTGGCGAAGGCAAAAAGGACCAAAGTTATGGTCTTTTTAAAGGCGAAGAAGTGGGGAATCTTCCTGCCGAATATTTTCACCATCTATCTTCCCCGCCCAAAATTTACGATATTGGTGTTGATCCTATTGACGGCACAACTCCCACGGTAACTTCTGGCCCGGAAGCCACAAGCGTAATTGCTATTTCTGAAAAGGACTCAATGTTTGATACGGAAGAGCATTATATGCTCAAGTTGGCTGTTGGCCCCATTATTCCACCGTGGAAAGCCCGACAATTGAACTTTTCTATGCCTCTTCCAGACATTTGTAATTTTGTAGCAGATGCTCTTAATAAGCCTGTTGACAAATTGATGGTTTGTATTCTCAATCGTTCACGTCACGAATTGTGGATTAAACAAATGCGTGACTTGGGTGTGCGAATGAAATTGATTCAAGACTGTGATATAAGTGGAGCTATTGCGACCTGTCTACCAGATGGCGGCATTGATATGCAATTTGGCGTAGGTGGTGCCCCCGAAGCGGCAATAACAGCAGCAGCCATGAAATGTCTTGGCGGTTTCTTCCTTGCACAACTTTGGAATCAGAATCTATTTGGCCCAGAAATGAATCAGGATCAACTTGTTCAAGGCCCATGTGCTTTTGCAGCAACCGGGATTACAGACGGAAGTTTATTGAAGGGCGTGCGTTGGACTACACGGGGGCCAGTAACAAATAGTGTGTTTATGCGTTCTGAAAGCAGAACTGTTCGATGGCTCACAACGAATCATGGCAACTGATTATTTGGTTGTGACCGACTTGGCAAGATTTCTGGGATAATCTGGATCATAATTCTTTGCCAAAGCAATGTAGTAAGCCAAGAGTTGTATTGGAATAATTTCTGATACAATTCTTTCTATTTCTGTGCTGCCTGCTGGCACTTCTATCCAATGATCGTACAAATAATTGTACTTCTCGGCAATTCCGATGATTTTGGCTCCCCGACTTTTGACTTGCCTCCCACTGATTTCCATGTCTGAATAAGTTTCATCACTTGGATGTAGCAGAATCACATAGGAACTTTCGTCAATGAGAGCTAGTGGGCCATGCTTTAATTCGCCGCCCGCCAAACCTTCTGCATGGATATAAGCAAGTTCTTTTATTTTCAAAGAAGCCTCGGACGCAATTGGGTGGTGTATTCCTCGACCCAGAATGTAAATGTCGCTTACATCTTTGATTTCGTAGGCAATTGCCTTAACCTTGTTTTCTTGCCTGAGAGATTGTTTGACTAAATTTGATATAGCCCCAAAATTTATGTCGCTAAACTGAATGTGGGAAGCAATTCCTGCCAATAAGAGAATTTGTGATGTAAAACTTTTGGTTGCAGCAACGCCAATCTCAGGACCACAATTGATTGGTAACACCAAGTCCGAAATGCCTGCCAAAGTTGAAGCTGTTTTGTTGACAACGGCGATGATTTTGGCCCCGTTATGTTTTGCCATCAAAACCGTTTCTAATACATCGGCACTTTCACCACTTTGCGATATTGCCAATAACACAGACTTTTCATCGAAGTCGTGATTCAAAAATGGGCATTCACTTGAAATGATAGGCTCTACTTTTATCTTATGTTTATTCAGAAGATATTTGCCTATCAAACAAGCATTATAGCTTGTACCACTGCCCGTGAAATATATGTTTTTGGCTGCACAAAGCATTCTGGCAGCATCGAAGGTGTTGCATTCCGGCGTATTGCATTGAATCTTTTTGACCGTATGAATTTGCTCGTGAATTTCTTTGATGGTAAAGTGGGCGTAGTCTTCTTTGTAAGCATCGGCCACTTCCCTTGAGAGTTCTACCGTCTTGTGTTTTACTTCTTTGCCTTCAAAGTTGTAAATTGTCATTCCTCGAACTTTGGGCGGTTCTATTACGGCAAACTCTTTGTTTTCAAGGTAAATGGCTTGATTTGTGTTTTCAATGAATCCCAATACATCACTTGCTACGATGTATCCTAGTGGAGCTAGACCCACAATAATTGGTTCATGGTTTCTTACTGCCACCAGCGTTTCGTCGTCAAATATGGCCAAAAAAGCATAATGTCCCTTTAAGTGCTTTACGACTTCAAGGACTGCTTTCTTTGGGTCTTGTCTTTTGACATATAAATGTGCCAAAAGATTGGCAATTATTTCACTGTCGGTATCGCTATTGTGGGCAAACCCAAATTCAGATTTTAATTCTTCGTGATTTTCTATAATCCCGTTGTGAACGATAGCAATCTTGCCAAGCAAAGTGTCAACATGAGGATGAGCATTGCTTTCACTTATTTCCCCATGAGTTGCCCAGCGAGTATGGCCAATTCCCACATTACCGGGCAGTTTATCAAGATTTTGTTTCCGATTAACATCTTGCACTTTACCCACGCCTCGTGCAAGATTCAGTTGTTTATCAAATGTACAAGCTCCAACACTATCGTAACCACGGTACTCCATTTTTTGAAGTCCACGCACGATAGTAGGAGCTACATCGCTCTGAAAAGAGCAACCAATTATCGAACACATTTACTGCCTTCTCTAAGGAGTTTCTTATAGTATTCTACCTTTTCACGGAGAACATTGCGAGGGGCAACCCAATCGAGCATCTTCGCCCAAGTTTCTATTTCGTCGTCATCTTCTATTCCGTGTCTATATCGCAATCGTGTAAGGTCTGTAATGGCATCTTTGATTTTGTCGTTCATTACCATATCTGTCAGTTTTTCCATTGTTTCATCGTCAATAATTCCTTCTTCTCTTGCTTTGCCAATTTGCTCTAAGGCGTCATGTGGGCTAACATCATTGGCGTCATGTGGGCTAACATCATTGGCGTCATGTGGGCTAACATCATTGGCGTCATGTGGGCTAACATCATTGGCGTCATGTGGGCTAACATCATTGGCGTCATGTGGGCTAACTTTATCATCGTCTAACATGCTTGTACGATATGGTCCGCCAGGTCTTTTGCCGATGCTTCCCTTGTCGCCATCTTGATCTTTTGGTGTATTTGGCGGCATAGAATCGTCTGGAATTTCTGTTGTCCTACTTGGAGTCACGGGTTCTGTACGAGTCTCGCCCGCATCGTCTGCCACGGGTTCTGTACGAGTCTCGCCCGCACCGTCTGCCAGCTTATCTCTTTCTATTTCTACTCTAGATTTGCGGCTACGGGACAATTTTGTAACATATTCTTGTCGTAATTTTTTAGCTCTTTCGATTCTTTGTTCAAAATCTTGACGGTCTTTTATTGGATCACTATCAAGTTCGATTCTTTCTTCCCGTCTAAGTTCATTCCAAACATGGTGACGATCCCTATTGTAAAGAAGTTTAGTACGAGGATCACCAAGCCTCAATATCCACGGGAGGAATAAGCCTTTAAGTCCTTTTTTGGCAATTCTTCTTTCGTGCCCACCACCGTAGTTATTCCAAGCCGCTTTTTCACTTGGGCTTAAATTATCCCATGCACGATCACCAGTATTAGGTTTTTTATCCCAATATGATGAATAACTTGGTCCTGCTTCGCCATCTTCTTCCGGTGGGACTGTGCCGCTTTCTGGGGGCGATTCATCGTCAATTACGGCTGTACGATTCAGGTCACCCACTATACGATCAAGGGTGTCCGGGTCTGTAGCACTAGTAATGTACTTTTTGTAGGCTTCATATTTGTCGCTTGGCAATCCTCTTTCTTTGGCTTTATCGAGGTCTTCCATTGCTGTCGCACGCTTGGCATCTATTCCACCATCTTCGGTGGGTTCTCGCTTCTCAGATTCAAACTTTGCTATCTTGGTTTCTGCTTGTTCCAAATCGTCATTGTCAATTAACTCTTTGATTTTGTTGTATTCTTCGTCTTCAATGAAGGGGGCTAAAGCGCCTAATCTGTCTCTTAGTTGTTGTTTAGAATCAGCAACCTCATCTCCTGTGCTTTTTCTCTTTTGAATTTCTTTAATTCTCTTGAGGGCTAATTCAGGATTGGTTTTTGCAAAACCAAGAATTTGCTGATATTCTTCTTCATCAATAATGCCACTCACTTTCATTTGCTTGGCCATTTCCTCGGCTCCCTTGCGGGCACCCTCTGGGTCTTTTCCATCCCAAACTGGTTCATCAGCAGGCTTTCGTTTTGGCTTTGGCGCTGGGGCCGGTGGCGTTGCCGCTGGTGTTGCAGGAGCAGAACCGCCAGCACCATAAATATGATCTTTTACAGTTTTGACGAGCATTGTTTTAAGTTGCTCGCCCCACTGATTGATGAGCCGAATTATTGCGAGATTTTCGGTGCCCGGAATTGTGTCTTCAAGCAGAGTATCAAGCTGAGTTTCTAGCAGTCTGCAATGTTCACGAAAAAGACGATATTCCTCTATAGGAATAGTGCGCAGCATGACGTGTTCTGGGTGGACTTGTCCCAGATCGTCACCAAGTTTGTTGTTCCAGAAATAGGGATTATCTTGATTATACCTTCCCCACCACAAATTGGACATGGTGTTCTTAAATCTGTCCCATAGCCCACGTCTAGCCTGTGGGCGTGTCATGGGGTTAATGAGAGAAGATTTCAACTGCCCAATCATCTTATCCACTTCTTGTGGAATTCGGTCCAAAAGGGCTTGAATTTTCTGGTCCAAAGCAGTGTCTTTAATTATTTGCATGGCATTCTCCTTGCCATATATAGTCACGGCAAAATCAATGTTGTTCGCTTATATACTCGCCAATTTTCTTTAGAGACATAAGGCAGGAGTCAAATCGGTGGAAGTCACTGGAAAGGTATTCCAGAGCCAACTCATCAAAGCGGGCAGAATCATCGCCTTCTACCTCAAAATAGATGGCTTTACCCTTTTTGCCTAAAACCTTATATTTGTGCATTAAGATAAATGCTGCGGCCCCTAAGTCCGTGACAAATCTATGGGATTTTGAAGCAAATGGGTATTCCCCAATCTTCTTTAGGGACATAATACATGCGTCAAAGCGATGGAACTCACTAGACAGATAATCCAAAGTAAGTTGGTCAAACTTCTCGGCTGTTTGTTCATCGGCTGTAAGCAGAAAGAAGATTTCTTTCCCTTGACGACCAATCACTTTATATTCGTGCATTAAAATATAAGCGGCTGCGCCCAAGTCGCTTACACTCTTCTTATTATTTTTCATTTTTGCCTTTCAAATTCATGGGGATATAACAATTGCCATTCCCCGTTCTCGCTTTCATACTGTTATCTTAGTCAATTTAATGCTATTTCGCAGCTTCTGCGGCAATTAAGCAACCACGAGCTACGCTATAAAGTGGATCGTTTGGTTTTACGACTTCTCCCACTTTAATTGATAAGTTTGCTTGCACCAGTGTATCTTTAAACAATGTTGCAAAACCATAGGGAGAAGATGTTCCTCCCGCTATCACTATGTCAACAGGGGCTTCGGTATGAACAGCTTTGTTCGCATCGGCCAAACCCTTCTTGATACCAGCGATAGTATGTTCAATCATTAGTCGATATTGAGTTTGTATTGCACGTTCTACCAAGTTGGTTGGTGGTTTAGATAAGTCAATCTTAGTTTTTTCTTTGTTGATGAAAGTTGGTGTCTCACCAGTTGCTTTCGCAGCCTGCTTGTCAATCCAGTCGCCGCTATTCACAATGGCGAAGGTGAATACTGGCGTTCCATACATTGCATAGCAGATGTTTACCATACCGGCACCAAAGCTGATACCAATACCTGTGTATGCCTTTTTGCCTAACTCGGCATAAACCAGAGCCAATGCCTCGTTGATTGGATTGGCATTTACTTTAAAGCCCTTGTCGGACTTGTAAGCCTTGAAGATGGCTTCTAACACCTTTTGGTGGTAGTCGGCATCCGTATCTTCGTTAATGGCATTGGCCGGTATACAGTAATAGAGTGTTTCGTTGTCTTGTTTTACATCATCTAATAGGCTGTGAACCATAATGCTCAGGATTTGGAAAGCGTCTTTTTCCTTGGGATTAACGCATCCATGAGCCATAGGTCGCTTGAGTTCCAGTTGGCTCATTGTATAAGCCATATTGACAGCAGCTTCGCCAAGGGCATAAGCGACGTTTTCACGCTCAATAAGCGGAACACCAGCATTTTTCATCATATTAAAAACAAAGCGATTTTCAAGAGGAAGCTCTAAAAAGGCATTTACTTCTCGCTTGTTCGCAAAATTGCCTTTGTCGTCTCTGCTGCAACAGACAAGGTTATATGTACCTGCGTCAAAACCTAATGCCATAATTACTCCTTTTTTCCAAATTGAATTTTCGGCGAAGCCTCAAAATCCGGCACTTCCCAATTGAAGCCACTTGATTTGGACTTTTCTTTCTCTTGTTTAACTGATTGCGCAGAAACAACCGTACTATCACCGTTCAGGTTGATATTAAGCTCCAATACAATGGAAACTTGGCATTCGCCGTTCTTAGTGATAACCTTTACTTCGTTAGGTTTTATGAGTTGTGGCAATTTTTTCTCCCAATTCACAATAATGTTGCTGCTACACCTATAGTTATACTCTATAATAGAATTTTGGCTTATTTTTCCAACGGCCACTTCTTTCCCGCAATCCCAAATCATAGTGTTGAAATTTTCTGAAATCGCACTAAAACCATGCGGTGCATGTATATGTCGCCAAGTCCGCCATTATCGTGCCAAATCAGGACTCGGTTTCTTTTTGCGTGAAACTCCTTAATGCTCAAAGGTTTCGGTTTATAGACTTTTTTGTTTAAAGAAGGCATACCCTATAAAAGAAAAGAGCCATCGTATTTCTACGATGGCTCCAGATTATTCACCGTTTAAACTTGCTTAGCTGTTGCAAGCACTCTTGACAGAGACAAGAACTTGAACAGTTGTTGCTCCATCGGTTTCTTCAAAATTTAACTTTGAAATCAATAGGTCGCCAGAGTTGAATACTTGTGTTTCGCCACTACCAATTGTAATTACAGCATCTCCTACGTCATTGATGCGGCAATCAACGTCGTTAGCTCCCTTGTTGGTAATCTGTACGAATGTAGCGTAACCACCATTGTCGCCAAGAATATCGGCCTCGTTATTATCAAATTCACTACCTGAAGCTACAACTATGTTATAGACCCGTGGGAAGGTGTTCTCTTCCGACACGTCACTGTAAACCGAACCGTCGTCGGTTACAACTTCAATGAAGGCTTCGCTGAGTGGAACTTGTGGATAGGCAAAACGCTTCCAGTAGTTGCAATCCGTGAAAGTGTCGCCGTCAAATAACTTTCTGTATTTCTTGCCTGGACCAGCTACATAAATTGTACGCTGAATGGATGTTGTGAATTGGCTTCCTTGAGCGCCTTCAACACCTGCGTCAAAACGCTTGTCAAGCAAGCCTTGGGCTGTGTTGTTTAATTTTACTTTAAATACACTCATTGCTATTGTTCCTTTGAATTTATTGACCTTATCTCTGCCTTTATATATTGTGTTGCTATTATATTTTGAAAACATCTAGGTTGTAATAAAGGCTTTTGTATAAATTTCCACCAATTCCTTGCGTTGGTGCGAGGGCTGTAAATTCGTTTTCGACACCAATTACCCATGCTGCGGACTCTAAACCGCCGTTGATTGCTGGTTACATGTTTTTTGAAATAACGTATTTTTCAACCTTTTCTATTTGTTCTCTACTTAACGATCTGGTGGGTGAGGCACCGAAAGGGTAGATAGAGCAAAGGTTGCCGCCTTTGTTTTGTTTTGTTTTCAAGAGCAATTTTGGGATATGTGATTCTTTGAGTAATTCTTCGACGGGATGATTTTGCATGTCGCAAAAAAGTTCTCTGGTGTAGCCATATCTTTCTTTGACATATTCATTTGCTTTGAGTGTTTTCGGTGAGTCTTCGAGTAAATAATAAGCGTCGTCTTTGCAAACTAAATATATTTCTATGCCGGGATAAATTTTCTCAATGCTCGGTCTTATAAGTTTGAGTTGCACCAAGTATTCATTGCAATTACCGACATACATAATACAGTAGCGATTCTTGACTTTTGCGTAAGCTGTTAAAGGAACACTCATGGAAAATGATTCTGACAAAATTAAATTGGCTAAAGAAGCAGGCCAGATTTTTTCCGATCAATTCGGCACCGACGATATTTATAAGAGTATTTTATTCGAGGTTTTCCTAGAAGAACTCAAACTCACAAAGGAACAAAATGCCACAGAAAGAAACCAAGGTTTGGATTTATCTGACGAAACGGGACAAGAGCGGAGTTAGATTTTTATCGCAATTCAGAGGCAAAGAGAAAGTACCCCCCACACGACTTAAAGACTTTGCAACCCTGAATTTGCCTTTCGCAAATAATCAAAAATTGACTGAAATTGTCTACGAATTGAGATTGGATTGGGAACCGTGGATAGAATCTGCGGATTCCTTTGATAATATCAAGGATAAAATAAAGAAGAGAGGATATTCCAACCTTCCGATTTCTTTTATCCCAGAGGTTGGTAGCAACAATATCACTCTAACGCCAGAAGTTTATACTTCAAATCTCAACAAAACAAAAATCATGACGAGGCGGCAGGTTTAGTCTGGTCTTTTCACGAACATTCGGTGGATTAAAAACTCGCCAGTTTCAACGCCTATTTTGAAATAGTGGCCGTCTACTTCCTTGATAACACCACCGTTTTCTTGGAATTCTTTGGCTACTTCTTTAATCTCTTCTTCGTTTTCCGCTTCTATGCGGTTCATGAGTTTCTTGATAGAAACTTTGGATTCAACATACATGCCGACTAGATTTTTGCGGTATGGAAATTCTTCTTGTTGATCTTCCATCCACTTTTTGAAATCAGCTAAATTGAATTGTCCAAAGTTATCTTCATGATTTCTTTTACTCATATTCAACCCCCTTAGTTGAAAAAGGACTGTATCTCGTCCTCATTTATATATGCTGTATTTTCATATAACGGACCACTAGAATGATCTTTTACGTCTGTTTCGCTGTATTTCATAGATTTGAGCCAATATGCTGTCGCATCAATTAACCCATGAGCAATGTCTTGTTGTGGATACTGCCAGAGGCCGTTATGTAATTTTTCTGCTCCGGGTCGTTCCTGATCGAAACTGTCATCGCAGCAAAATAAAAGAACTTTTTCTGTCCCAAAATGATAACACAGTTGAAGTGCTGCACAAACAGGGTTGCGATAATCGTCTATTTGATACTTTATTTTCTCATATATTCTTCCAGTATAACCATCTTCATTCACTGGACAATATTTATAGATGTTGCCTTTTTCTTTGTAGTTAAATAAGAACTCATAGTTGGTTCTGGTGGATGCTATGCACTTGGGTAATCCCCTGTTTTTGCGAGGCATAAATTTCATGCACTCATCATAAGGATTGTTCGTCAAGTAGTATGTCATGTTTTTCTCAGGCGCTTTCCACATTTTCAAGGATTGATTAACTCCGATAATGGCCACATCATTTGGAAGCATCTTCACCAACTTCAAGTGTTTTTCTGCAAAATTGTATCCGTCAGAAATAATCACTACTTTATCATGATAAAAATTCTCGGTGTCTACCCAAGTATACCTTCCCAATGAATTTTGTATTTCATTTTTAAGAAATACAAAATAATCGTTTTTGTTGTAGGTTTTGTTTATGTCGATATAAGGCACCCCATTTTTGGTAAAGTTCCTTACCCACATATTTTCTTTTGTCAACAAGAACTCATTCCCGTTGTTGTGCTTTTTAATTCTCATATTTTCTCGCTATTGAGGGTTGCATGGTACGATAGCCACACATTGCAGCTTCTCGCCCTCTCCTGTTAAACGATTAACATCTAATTGAATTTTTACTTCAATAGGAGCGCCCTTGTAGACCAATTCCACTTCCGGTTTATCTGGCATAACAAGTTTAATTTCTGATGGAATTTCTCCAACCAAACTGATATTTTTGGGAATTCCCACAACCTGAATCTTGTCAGGTATTTCTGATGCATCCAATCTGATGGATTTGGGAAAATCTGGTGCCACTTCCAACATAATAGATCGAGGAATACTCGACGCATCAATTGGAATCGACTTTGGCAAATTCTCGGCAATCAATTTGATTTCCGTTGGGACATTCTCGTTGATTACCTTGATTTGTTTTGGTATTGATACCGCATCAATGCTAATTGACTTTGGCAAATTTACTGGTTCTATTCTCACAAGAGTCGGAATATCATGAATTACACGAATATCTGGCATATCAGGTGCCAATACTTTGATAATGGAAGGTATCCCTATATCACCCATGCTAACTTCAATGTTTTGATCGTCGTTGTGATCTGCTGCTCTAAATCTTGAAGCAAATGATCCACTACTACCCGGACACTGTATGCTAACCGTACAGCTACATGAAGGTGGCTCGCCCCAATTGACTGTTACTTCTGGTGGATCGCTAAAGTCAATTGTTGGAAAAGTCGGTGCTGGACCGAACTCAATCGTCGTTGAAAAAGTCGGTGCTGGACCAAAATTAATCGTCGTTGAAAAAGTCGGTGCTGGACCAAAATTAATCGTCGTTGGAATCGTTGGTGCTGGACCAAAATTAATCGTCGTTGGAAAAGTCGGTGCTGGACCAAAATTAATCGTCGTTGGAAAAGTCGGTGCTGGACCGAACGTAATCGTCGTTGGAATCTCTGGTGCGTCACCGAACTCAATCGTCTCTGGGATCGTTGGTGCTGGACCGAACGTAATCGTCGTTGGAATCTCTGGTGCGTCACCGAACTCAATCGTCTCTGGGAAAGTCGGTGCTGGACCAAAATTAATCGTCGTTGGAATCTCTGGTGCGTC